TGGTTGGAACACCAAGTTCTTTGATATTCCATATCTGTACAACCGATTCATGAAGATTCTTGGTGAAGAGCAAACCAAGCGCCTTTCACCATGGAACATGATTCATGAGCGTAAGGCTGTTGTGAATGGTCGTGATATGACCGCGTATGAAATCAAAGGTGTTGCATCGCTGGACTACATTGAATTGTACAAATGGTTTGCGCCAGGCGGTAAGTCACAAGAGTCATATCGTCTAGACAACATCGCCAACGTTGAGTTGGGTAAGAGCAAGCTGTCATATGATGAATTTGACAGTCTGCACCAACTGTATAAGATGAACTATCAAAAGTTCATTGAATACAACATCGTTGACGTTTTGCTGATTGAAGAGCTTGAAGACAAGTTGAAGTTGCTGGAGTTGTCGCTGACTCTTGCGTTTGATACCAAGTCTAATTTTGAAGATGTATTCACACAGACTCGCATGTGGGATGCAATCATGCACAACTATCTACTGGAACGCAATATCATTGTTCCTCCTAAAGGTAGCACTAAGAAAGATGGTGCTTTTGAGGGTGCATATGTCAAAGAACCACAGATTGGCCTACATAAGTGGGTTGCATCTTTTGACTTGAATTCGCTGTACCCGCATTTGATGATGCAATACAACATCTCGCCAGAAACTCTGATTGATCCAAAAGATTATACTCCTGCTATGCGCAAGATTTTATCTTCCAGTGTTGACGTTGAGCGAATGTTAAATCAGGAAATAGATTTGACAGAGCTTGAGAATGCTACATTGACGCCGAATGCACAATTCTTTCGCACAGACATCCAAGGCTTTGTGCCTAAGATGCTTGAGGACATGTACAATGATCGTAAGAAATTCAAGAAGATGATGTTGGGTGCGCAACAAGAATACGAGAATGAAAAAGATCCTGTCAAACGCACAGAATTGGAAAATAAAATTGCTAGATATAATAATCTGCAACTTGCTAAGAAAGTTTCATTGAACTCTGCATATGGTGCTATGGGTTCACAGTACTTCCGTTTTTATGACTTGAGAATTGCGTTAGCCGTTACTCTTGCTGGTCAGTTGTCGATTCGCTGGATTGAAAATAAACTCAATGGCTACATGAATAGCCTACTGAAAACGAATGGAACTGATTATGTTATTGCATCGGATACGGACTCGATATATCTCAGGCTTAATGAGCTTGTTACAAAGGTGTATGGTGCGCCAGATAAACTATCGCTACCTCCAGCAAAAGTCATCGAATTCATGGACCGTGTATGTGAAGATAAAATTCAACCGTTTATTGATAAGTCTTATCTTGACCTTGCTACGTATGTAAAAGCATTTGCACAGAAGATGCAAATGAAGCGTGAAGGCTTGTCTGATAAAGGTATCTGGACTGCTAAGAAGCGATATATTCTGAACGTGTACAACAACGAAGGTGTCCAGTATGCTGAACCACATATGAAAGTTATGGGTTTGGAAATGGTCAAGTCATCAACTCCATCAGCTATCCGTGAAAAGATGAAGCAAACGATCAAGTTGATTGTTACCACTGATGAAGATACTGTGCAGAAATTCATTGAGGAATTCCGAAATGAGTTTGGTCAATTACCGCCTGAAGAGATATCATTTCCTCGTTCTGTGAATGGTCTAAACACATACTCAGACAGTAGCCAGATATATACTAAGGGTACACCAATTCATGTCAAGGGTGCGCTACTCTACAATTACCTTTTGAAAAAGCATGATCTGTCTAAAAAGTATCAAGTGATTCAAGAAGGTGAAAAGCTGAAATTTACATATCTACGCCAGCCGAATCCAATCAACGATACGGTAATCTCTTATCCATCTAGACTGCCTACTGAGTTTAGACTTGACAACTACGTAGATTATGATGTACAATTCCAGAAAGCATATTTGGATCCAATTAAAATCATTCTTGATTGCATTGATTGGAAGCCAGAGAAAACAAATTCACTTGACGCATTTTTCTAAGGATCATAATGTCACTACTTGATAAAATCAAAAAGAACTCCACAATCAAAGACTCAGCTATTCTAGCAAAGTCTAAATTCTTCATGGAAAAGGTTATGATTCAAACATCAATCCCCATGATCAACGTTGCACTATCTGGTCGGTTAGATGGTGGCTTTGCACCAGGTCTAACAATGTGGGCTGGTCCATCTAAGCACTTCAAGACAGCATTCAGTCTGTTGATGGCTAAAGCATATATGGACAAGTATCCAGAGGCTGTTATTCTGTTCTACGACTCCGAGTTTGGAACACCACAAGCATACTTTGATACATTTGGTATCGATCCAGAACGTGTTATTCATACTCCACTGACAGACATTGAACAGTTGAAGTTTGATATCATGAAACAGTTGGAAGGTATTGAGCGAAATGATCGTGTTATGATTCTGTTGGATTCTATTGGTAACTTAGCATCCAAGAAAGAAGTTGAAGACGCCCTTGAGGGTAAGTCTGTTGCTGATATGTCTCGCGCAAAACAAGTCAAGTCTTTGTTCCGAATGGTAACTCCACACTTGTCACTGAAGGACATTCCTATGGTTGTTGTCAATCACACATACAAGACTATGGAACTGTATGCTAAGGATGTTGTTGGTGGCGGTACAGGTTCTTACTACTCAGCCGACAACATTTACATTCTTGGTCGTCAGCAAGAAAAAGAAGGCACTGAGATTGTGGGATACAACTTCATCATCAACGTTGAGAAATCACGCCATGTTCGTGAGAAATCCAAGATTCCAGTCAACGTTACATTTGAGGGTGGTATCAACAAGTATTCTGGTCTATTGGATATTGCGCTTGAGGGTAACTTTGTGCAGAAGCCAAGCAACGGATGGTATGCAAAGGTTGATCAGGAGACTGGTGAACTCGGTGACAAGAAACGTTATGATGCAACACAAACAGAAGAATTCTGGAAAGACTTGCTATCAAGTGAAAAGTTTGGTGAATATGTGAGGAAAAAATATGAGATTTCTTATGGATCGATTATGGGCAATGTTGACGTTCTGGAGAGCGCCGAAGTCGATTGAGATTGGAAAGGACTTTTCCTTTCACGACTTTGAGGATAGCGATTTGACAGGCATTCTCATACTCCGCCCAGAGTATGAGGGTGTCATTTATTACTATACCAATGCCAGCATAGAAGAGGTTGGCATGGGTGCAAGACTCAAATTTGGTTATCAAGTGGTCAAATCTGGTAATCACAACAAAAAAGACTTAGAGAATAGTGAGGAATTTGTTACAATGATAGGTGACATCCTCTCTCAAATTATTTTAACGGAAACACAAATTGAATCGCCTAGAAAAATCTATTCTGAAGAGTCTGATTTATAATGAAGACTTTACCAGAAAAACAATACCTTTCATTCAAGAGGAATACTTCTCTGATAACGTAGAGAAACTTGTATTCAATGAAGTTCGTGAGTTTCTGGACAAATACAAGAATTTGCCGACACATGAAGCATTGATTATTAATCTCACTGAAGGTAAGAATCATACCGAAGAGCAGGTTCGTGGCGCCATTGAGTTACTGAATGAAATTCATGAGCAACGTAATGAAGAAACCAACATTGATTGGTTGACTGACCAGACAGAAAAGTTTTGTCAGGACAAAGCAATCTACAATGCTATCATGGAATCTGTAACGATTCTTGATGATAAGAAAAGCACCAAAGGCAAAGGTGAGATTCCCAAGATTCTTGCTGATGCGTTGGGTGTATCATTTGACCAGAACGTTGGTCATGACTACATCAGTGATTATGAAAGCCGATTTGAATTCTATCACAGGAAAGAAGAGCGTGTTCCGTTTGATCTGGATTACTTCAACAAAATCACCAAGGGTGGTTTGCCTAACAAGACACTGAATATTGCACTTGCTGGTACCGGTGTTGGTAAGAGTTTGTTCATGTGTCACGTTGCTGCTGGTTGTATCTCGGCTGGTACTGATGTGTTGTACATCACCATGGAAATGTCTGAGGAAAAGATTGCAGAACGAATCGATGCGAATCTGTTGAATATTGCAATCAATGATCTCCACGTTATCAGTAAAGATGAATATGTTCGCAGATTCAAAGCTGTTCAGAACAAAGCACAAGGTAAGTTAGTCATCAAAGAGTATCCAACTGCGGCTGCTGGATCAATGCACTTTCGTTCACTGTTGAATGAGTTGCATCTGAAAAAGAACTTTCGACCAAAGATCATATTTATCGACTATCTGAACATCTGCTGTTCCTCTAGAATGAAGATGGGTGCAAGTGTAAACTCATACACATACATCAAAGCTATTGCTGAAGAGTTGCGCGGCCTTGCAGTTGAATTCAACGTGCCTATCGTTTCTGCGACACAGACAACACGAAGTGGTTTCAGCAACTCAGACGTTGGCCTTGAAGATACCTCAGAATCATTTGGTTTGCCTGCAACTGCTGACTTTATGTTCGCATTGATCAGTACAGAAGAATTGCACCAACTGAATCAAATCATGGTGAAACAACTCAAGAATCGATACAGTGATCCTAACGAGAATAAGAAATTCGTGATTGGTGTTGACAAATCCAAGATGAGGCTGTATGATGTTGAGGATATTGCACAGAACATCATAGATTCTGGTCAAGTTGATGACAAGCCCATCAATACCTTTGGTAATCGTGAGCGTAAATTCAACTCAAAGTTCGAAGGTGTTCGTGTATAAATATCCAATAAAACATTGGAGTTTACATGGCAGGATCAGCAAAAGTTCACGGGCTTTTACACAAATTCAAAGACCTTGATAAGTCATACAGTCTATATTCACCAACTCCCACAGAGCGTGGTGAATTGGCTGTTTTGCAACAAATCAACGGTTATATTATGAAAGTCGGCAAACCTATTACTGTTCAGGCAGGTAAACATATATTCAAAGACATATATGGTGCCAATAAAGTTGAGGGTACACCTAAGGCTGATATTGCATTGGTGACATATGATGCAAAATCTAAGAAATTCAAAGATGTTTGTTTCATATCTCACAAAATGGGCAAAGACGCTAGTGGATTTCAGCAATATAGTGGAATTACAACGAAGGCTGATGGTGCCAAAGCGGGTGCAATATCTAAGGATAAGACTGTCGTAGCATTCCTGGACACACTGACTGGATTTCATGATGCTGTTGTTGGCGGCAAAGAGCGATTTTATAGAACAATCAAAGACAAAAATTTGATTGGTAAGGCGATATACGGTCCACTTTATGGCGCATCACAGTTTGGCATAGACAACATTCATCTTATCGGGCAGGGTGATGCTGTGTTTAGAAAAACTG